TCTTCAGTAAGTCTCAAACATTGTTTTGACTTGCTTTCGTACATGCTTTTGTACTGTCCTTTTGAATGGTTGGCAGAATTGAGCTTTTGTTTTAATCGCTCAATTTCTGCCTTTTGACTTTGGACCAACTCCAATGTTTTGCTAACATCTAAAAATTGGCGTTTGCCTTTTAATTGTGTAACTGCATGATCAATTTCTGCAAGCAGTTGGTTTACGGTCCTATTCATTATTAAATGGATTTAATAAGTTTATCTTTTTGCGTTACGTTTGGTTTTTAGAGGCGATCTGTTAACGAATTTAGGCCCCTTGTTCTGCAGCTCTTTGATAGCTTGGGCGTACTCTTCATTTTTTTTGTTTGCCTCTTCCAGATCCTTATAAATTGATTGGATGCGAAAATCTTTTGAAGTTATTGTTTCGTTAAGATCAGATATTTTTGTTTTAAGGGTTTCGCATGATTTTTGCAGCTTTGTGATATCCCTTTTTGCTGCTGCCTCGAATGTTTCGCTTGCTTTTTTCTCTTTTTCAAGTTCACCAGCTATACCTATAAATTTAAAGTTCTCTTTTATATAGTTGTCACACTCTTTAGATGCAGCTATAAATTTATCGGCTAATTTTGCATGACGGTCCGCAATAATAGATTTTTGAACTGTTAAACTCTCTATATCCACCATCTGTGAGATACATTGACTTTTAACAAGTTCTAATTCTTTTCTCAATGCTTCGTAAGCATCGGCTTTTACAATTTTTAGATTGAACATATATTTATTTTTAAATTATTGTTTGTTTTAACACGTCCCAAACGTATATTATTTTTCTATTCCACATAAACTTAGATTTAACGAATGTAATTTTATAAGCTTGAATAATACCTCTTTCTGGTGCTATTTGATCAAAAGATATTATTTTAGGTTCAATCTCTTTTGGAATAAGCATATCGTAATAATTGCCTTTATAATTGTTTGCATCAGGTAAACGTTTTCGTGCAAAAATTATCATTTTGGCTGTTTCTTTATCTTCAGCAATACGGTGTATTCTGTTAATTCTTTTTGAAAGATAAAGTATTGGTTTAATGCCAGAATCGGCAGACAACTGCATTATAGCTTTAAAATTAGGGTAAATATCCCCTTTCTCTATTTTAGAGAGCTTATAAGAGTTTAAAAAATAGTTGTAAAGCACTAAAATCTCTTGAAAATCACACCAATGATTTTTTTGCCAGTTAAAAACTTCTGATTCGTGTTCTTTTAAAATATCAATCATTTTTACTTTTTTCTACACGGTTCATGGCCTCCATTATTACAACATATAAATGTGGAAAATCTCTTTTAAAAGCATGGTAATCTCTTTCGGTCCTCTTAACCATAAGAAACATAAAAGCGTCTTTAAGTATATCTTCGTGTGTTTTTTTCTGCATAGCCTTTTTAATAAAATTAACTCTTTCTTGTACATGTTTCCCAAAAACAGCATTGTTTAACAGGGCCGAATGTTCGGCCCTGTTAAACAATTTTTCTATCTCTTCGCCGCTACTACTCATTTGATAAATCTGTATAACCCGATACAAACTCTTTATAATCAGCTTCATTTAATTCTTGAACGCTGGTAATAGTTAAATTTGTTACCGGCACACCGTCTCTTTTGTAGCGAAATAACGCCTCTTCTTTAAACCTGGTCTGATTAACATACTCACCTTTAGCGCTCTGGTAGGTGCCTACAGCGTGAGCGTGGCTTAAAGTGGTTTCACCATCAATAATTACCACGTAATAAACAATAAAAAATCTTTTCATAATGCTTTATATTTTTTGAACTACACAAAGCTAAACACTTATTTGATAAATGCAAATAATTTAATCAAAATATTTTATTTAAAATAATTGATATTATAATTTGCATTAATCAATTTTATTATTACATTTGTATAGTTCAAACGATAATAATTAAATATTAAAGCAATGAAATTAGAAATGACAGTTAAAGAGTTGAGTTTAGAAGAGGTTTTAAACCACTCGAAAAAAGAATATAACTCATACGAATGGGTTAGAACAGTTAAAGGCTACCTTAAATATGGTGATGTTAAATTTTACGAGAGAGTTAACGGCCCTCATTCTTATGATGAAATATTTGTAGTTTATACCCTAGATGAAGGCCTTAGATTAATGAATAGTGTAAGTTATAGCTCTTGTTTAAGTAACGCCGGCTTTGTAAAGGTTTATTTTGGTCCAAAGGGTGAAGTAATGTCTTCAATGTTTGAAATAATGACCGAAAAAAAGCCTTTTAGGGCCGCTAAAACAAATCAGAACAGAAAAGCCCTTGTAAAGCTTTCAAATGATGTGGGCGGCCTTATTTATAGTGATTTATTTTAATTAACCCAGCCCCGGCCAATAACCGGGGCTTAAATATATTTTAAAAAATGCAAAAAGAAACATATATCGCAATTATTGAACGACACCAAAATCGTATTAATCGGGCAAAAAAAGCAATTGAAAAATTAACAAAGGTTTATATTGAAGCTAATACCACATTCGGTAAAGGTGATAAGATAGTTATTACCACACCAAAACATAAAGCCTGGCAGATATTTAGAGGTAAAGATGATCAGGTTTTTTATATAGAAGAGAGTAAAAGGTTTGCTTTTATTGATTCTGCTGAATTGAGTTACAACAATGAAGTAAGATATATAATTTATAAATGCAAAAAAGACGGCACACAAAGCCAACAAAAAGACTATTATTCTGATAGTGATATTTTAACCTTAGCTGATTAACCATGCAAAAATTAAAAGTAACCTTAGTCATAATTGCTTTTTGGCAATTATTTGTTATCATTTTATCTATTTTACCGACCGCGTACGGCGAAGATTTTTTTTATTCTTATAAGATAACTTTAATATTTGTTACCCTTGGTGCAGTTCTTATAGGTGGTTTACTTTGGTGTTTTAGATATATAGTTAGGTATTTTGATGCAAGAAAACCATAAACATTTAGAATGGTCAAAAGGTGGTTTAAAACTATTGGACACCATTAATAAATACATTGAAGATAACGGCGGTAAAGATGCTTTATTAGATGTTTTATTGGTTGAAAATGGTTTTAAATCAAAAGAACTTATACAGATTAAAAATCTGGTATATGATAACGTAAGTGATAGAATCGGGGCAAATATTACAGGGTTTAGCCTTGCGACTTATCAAAGAAAAAAATATTTTTATAGAGAGCTACAACATGCGAGAACATAAAAACTTAGCTATATCAATGCTAGGTGCAGGTAAAAAATCAGATAGAAGAGAATTAGATTTTTATCCAACACCACCAGACTGCACACATTCATTTATGGCTTTTATGAGAGAGCAGGGTTATTTTTTAAATCCAATTACAATACTAGAGCCTTGCGCCGGCGATGGTGCAATGAGTAAGGTTTTAGAAAGTTGTGGCCATAACGTTACGAGTACTGATCTTAGAACAGAGGATATATATGGTAAGGGTGGTGTAGATTTTCTGCAAATGGCACCTGATTTTTTTAATCAGTACGGAGCTGTAATAACAAATCCACCTTTTAATATTTCAGAAAAGATCATAAAACATGCCTTTCGTTTTGCTCCAATTGTTGCAATGGTTCTAAAATCACAGTATTGGCATGCAAAATCAAGATATCATTTTTTTATGAAAAATCCACCTGCTTATGTTCTGCCATTAACTTTTAGACCGGACTTCTTTGTTAACGGTAAAAGCGGAACAATGGAATTTATTTGGACCGTTTGGATTGATGGTGTAAGCCAAACCAGGTATATACCTATTAAGAAAACTAAAACAAACATGGTTTTATTTTAATTTTGCTATAAGCAAAACATCAAGCAAAACCTAAGCAAAAAATCAAAATTTTCAAATTTTGCTTAAGTTTTGCTTAATCGTATTTTTTGATTTTGCTTAATATTTATGTGATTTAATAAAAAAAGCCGCAATCCTCTTTTTTTTGCTCTAAAATTGAATATGCCTTTAATTAACTTTAAAGGCATTTTTTGTTTTTTTGCTTATAGCAAAACCTTAAGCAAAACTTAAGCAAAAGTCCAAGCAAAACGCAAGCAAACTCTGAATATGAATATGAATATTATATGCTACTATACAATTAATAAAAAGGTATAGATTTTTTTTCAAAAAATAATTTTATTTGCATCAACAAAAAATTATTATGTTAGCGGAATTAGATAACATAAATTTTTTATGAGAGAAAAGATAATCGCAGAACTATTGAAGATTTTCGTAGGGCTGTCAAACAAACAAGCAGAGGGTATCGCCGATAAACTCTTGCCAAAGATTACCGAAGAGGCTCAAATAGAGGGCGCAGTTAGCGAACTCAAAAACGGATTAATCAGTCCATTGGATTTAGTAACAGAAGGTGACCGTAGAGCTACCGATGCAGTTAACAAATACAAAACTGAAAACCCAAACCCTAATACACCACCTAACCCAACTAATCCAACAATTCCAATTGTACCAGCAGGAGAAACACCAGCTGAAAAAAAATTGAGAGAGTTGGAGGAGAAATTCGCGGCATTGGAAAAAAAGGACCAAGAAACATCTTTAAGAAATCAACTTTTAGCTAAAATGAAGGATAAAAAAATTCCTGAAAGATTTGCGAAGGGGGTTACCTTGGATGAAACAACCGATTTGGATGCGTTGACAACAACATTAGAAGCAGAATTTAAAACGTTTAGACAGGAAATCATTACTGAAGGCCTTAAAAACAATGAATTTGTGCCGGGAAATGGGGGACAGTCTACAGATTCTACAGCGGTTTCCGCTGACATTACTGCTTGGGCTAAGGCAAATGAGCCTACACCACCAGCAGCAGCAGCAAAATAATTAATTAAATTTTTTAACAAATTATTTTCTCATGAAAATTACTAGAACTCAACCAACGGATGAAATTCCAGTTTGGAGGCCGGTTGTAGAAACATTGCCAGGAGGCTTAAAACTTGATATTACAGGTTTGGCTATTGGTAGTGTTTTACCAGCAGCATCTATTATCAGCTATGATGAAATTACCCGTGTTGGAAAAGTTGTTAAATCCACAAACGCTACAGCAATTGTAAACGCAGGTGTTTTAACCATTCCAGTAAAAAAAGGTCATACCTTTAAAGTTGGTGATATCATAGCAAAAATTGTAGGTGGTAAAGCTTCGGCAATTACCGCTATCGATACCTCAAATGCTTTAATCGACACCATTACAATTGGTGCTGCATTAGAAGCTTTAGCAGCAGGTGACTCGCTTTTTCAAGCGGCAGCAGCCTCTACCACAACAACTTCGGCATACATCTATCCTTTGGTAAAGGGTAAATGTGGTTTGTCTTTCAGAAGTGTTTTAGTTGAAGATATCAATACGATTGATGTTGTTTTAAAAGGCTCTGTTTACGCTAGACGTATTCCATCGGTTGCACAAGCAATTCAAGACCTAATGCCAGGTACAATTTTCCTTAATTCAAAATAAGCTTAGATGAACTTTTTAAAATCACAATTTGGCCTATATGCAGAAGCTGCAAATATGCAAGCGATTATTGATCAGTCTAACGCCCGTTTTAACATCCCTTTTTGGGGCCGATTTTTCCGTGCCGGCGTTCCTTCGCAATCACTAACCTATGTTACAGCTATCGGTAAAAGCCGTTTAGATGCAGCAGCTACGTTGGTTTCCCGTGATGGTGCAACCCCGTTACGTTCGAGAAGTACAATTGCCAAACTTTATGGTGATGTACCGGCAATTAAGGTAATGAAAAAATTGGGTGAAGATGATTATAGATCATTCTTAACATTCCAAGCTCTTCAAATTGGAGACGCCCAAAAGAAACAACAATTGCTAAATTTGATGTTTGGCGATATTGCTTCAGTAGTTAACTCTGTAAACCGTAGAATTGACTACATGGTTTTAGAGGGTATTTCTACAGGTAAAATTACTGTAACGGCAACAAACAACCCTGATGGTATCGTGCAGGATGATGTGGATTTGTTAATGCCAGCAGAAAATTATTTAACAGTTGCAAAAGTTTGGAGCGATCCAACTTCTACACCTATTACGGATATCCGTAATGCTGTTAAAAAAATCAAAACATTGAATAAAACAGGTATTACTACCATGTTGATTGATGATGTTACTTATCTACAGGTAGAGGCAAATGCAGAGGTTGCCAGCTTAATGAAAGGTTACTATAACCCAGGTAGCAACGCTAAATACGTTGTAACATTGGAAAGTATCAACATTTTCATGAGAGCTAACAGGTTGCCTGTATTCGAGATTATCGATGAGGTTGTGCCTATTGAGGTTGATGGTGTAAACACTAACACGCGCCCATTCAAGAAAGAAAACGTTGTTTTCATTCCAGATGGAATGTTAGGTGAGATCAAAAACTCATTGGCAATTGAAGAGTTGCAACCGGTAACGCAGGTTAACTATTCAAAACAAGGAAATGTTTTGGTTTCTAAATGGTTTTCTAACGAGCCTTTCGGTGAGTTTACTAAAGCAGAATGGAACGCATTCCCTTCGTTCGATCAAATCGATACAATGTTTATCATGCAAACTGATGTTGCAACCGTAGTTTAAGGTTGTGACATTATTTTGTTGTTAAAATAGAAAAATGAAAAACTCGCAAGCGATCAAATCTGCAATGCAAATTTCTATCGGTGTTTCAGATACCGATTTGAAAAAGTACGGAATAGATTACGGATTGGATATAAACCTTGAATATTCAAGGATTTACCATGACAAGGTTAACGCCGTTGCTGCAGCTGTACTTTCAGCAGCTTTGTTATTTACTAGTTTGAGCGAAGGCGGTTTTTCAATTTCCATTAACAATGAAGAGGTTAAGGCACGTTTAAGGTATTTGGCAGCTAATTGCGGCGGTCTTTTTGTTTTACCGGCAGAATTTGGCGAAAAAAGACGTGTTAGAGCGCGTAGGGTATGGTAACAGATGATCTACATATCATAAAAGCCACTTCCGAAAACGTTCAAACAGAGCCTTATCAGGACGAAAACGGCGATTGGGTTTTACCGGTGCCAGGGCAGAAATGCCAGATTGAGCAGCAGGGAAGGGCAGAGGTAAACAACGGTCCAACAAAAGTTACAGGTGTTGACGGAATAAAAGTTGATTTTGCCTATATGATTTATCTACCTATCGATTCCTATGAGTTCTATTATCAACAGGAAGTCGAAATTTTTAACCTTGAAGGAAAAAAAATTGGCGGTGGTACCGTTAAGAACTTTCATAAGGGTTTGATAGGTTGTAAATTATGGGTTTAAAACCTTTATTCAGCAAAAATGATATTAGAAAATATCTAAAGGCATCAACAGAACTGATAAACGAAGCAATAATATTGCGTTTATCATACATTGGTGAGCAGTTTATTATCAATGCCAGAAACAATGCAACTTTTATGGACCAGTCGGGAAACCTTCGCGGTTCTATAGGTTTTGCAGTTCTTAAAGATGGTAAAAGAGTTCTTGTTTCTGATTTTTCAGCTGTTAAAGCCGGTAAAGATGGACCAAAAACAGGAAAAGCGCTAATAAGACAGTTAACAGCAGAATTTAATACAGGTTTTGCTTTGATCGTTGTTGCAGGTATGGATTATGCAGCTTATGTTGAAGCAATGAATAAAGATGTTTTGACCGCAAGCAGTATAATCGCTAAAAATGAATTAAAAAAGGCAATGGTTACCATTGCAGAAAAAGTAGCTGGTAGAAGATGAAAAAAACGCCTTCAGAAGTCGAATACGCTTTACGCAGTTTTTTACAGAACAGCATGCTTTTTACTGATCCAAAAAAACCAAACGGTCTGCTTGGGTTTAATCGTCTTGATAATTCAATTTTAGAAGATACGATAATATCAGCGCTTACATTGGATGCCAAACAGATACAGGAAGGGTTAATAAATGTAAATATTTATGTACCAAACCTGGTTTTGAAGTTTGAGAACAATATTATTGATAAGTCACAGAAAAACGCTAAAAGAATTGCCGAAATAAACAGGCTTGCAATGGATACCTTTTCTGATGATGAAATTTTTATTGATAACTATAATTTCTATTACCAGCAGTCAAGAACATACCAGAACACCGAAAACCTTAACGAACATTTAATAAACATTAGAATAGAGTTTACAGCAGTTAATTTATAAACCTTTAAAAAATATTATCATGCCAAAAGCAGTATACGGTATTTCAGAATCCAAAATGGGTGCAGCAGGAGCCAACGGCGCAATGGGTACCACTTTGGTAAATATCACACAGATCGTTGAAGATTCTGTACAGGTTACCTTTCCTGAATCGGAGGTTACCAATATTACACCTGAAGAAATGGACAGCCCTTTTGTTTCTTTAGAAACCAAGGGTATTAAAACAATTGTACTCCAAACCCTTAACATGGAAATTGCGGCATTGCCTCGTTTCTTTGGTGGTGCGGTTGCAACAGGTACATTTACACCAGGTATAAACTTTACTATTCCTGATCAATCTTTCCAGTTTACAACCCGTTTATTGATGGGCGTTAAACAAACTTGGAAATTTCCACGTGTAGCTTGCCAGGTGTCAATCGACGCTAACCCGTCGAAAAAAGATGTAATTAAACTTACCCTAACATTTACGGTTTTACAGCCAGTAGATGCAGGAGGCGCGGCTTTACCAGACTTCACGGTTACAGAAGCATAGTCTATTTTTTTACAAGCTTAAAAGCCATGCTAATATATTGGCATGGCTTTTTTATTTAAAAACCAAATGATCGAACAGGAATTAACACAAAATGAGATATTGAGCAAAAAAGCCAAACTCATTAATGATAAACCGCTATTTATAACGGTAAATATAGAGCCACAGAATTTTAAGGAAAAAGTAAAGCAGTTTTTTTTCCTGATGAGAAAAAGCAAAAGGTTTACCGTAAAGGGAATTAATCTAGGTACCCTTATCAATATATCTGATCTTCTTTTAAAGATAGATTATGAAGAGAAACCACCAAAAGACGAAAACCAATTAGCATGGGCATATGATGTGATCAGAAAAAACGGGCTTATTTCTGTACAGGTTATCTGTATGGCTGTACACAACCTAGAGAGCGACTATCCAAAAGAATATGAGCGGCTTTTTCTTAACAACTTAGAAGCAGAAGATATAGCGAATATCGCATTTAATATTTTAGATAAAATGAATGTATTCGCTTTTACAAATACTATCACCTCAATAAGAAACTTTCAGATTCTGAAATCGGAGGTAGAGCCGGTACAATCGGTGGAGACAATAGCCCCGAACAAAGTAATCTCTTTAGAACAATTGGAACAGCTGCCAGCCATTTTCAGTGGAGCGAATCCCATATAATGTGGGGCATGAGCTACGCTAAATTTATGATGTACGTAGCCAGTATTCCTGATTATTCTAAAGATGACAGTGAAGATAAAAACGGTAAAAAAGATAAGGAAGAGGTTATCGACAATTTGAATTGGGGTAAATATGTTTCAAAATAATTTTAAAATATGAGTGTTGACGTTTCGGGTGGTGCTTTACGCTTTGGCGCAAGTATCGATATGGGTACTTTCGAGGCTGATCTTGCCAGGTTACAGCGTGGTATGGACAAATTTAACGACAGCCAAAGAAAACAATCTGAAGGTATAGAGGCTTTTGCCAAAAAAGCAGCAAAAGCGGCCGCAGGTTTTCTGTCTTTACAGGCTGCAGAAGGATTTATATCTAAAATGGTACAGGTAAGGGGTGAATTTCAACAGATCGAAATCGCCTTTACCACAATGCTAAAAAGCAAGGATAAGGCCGATAAATTAATGGCAGAAGCCGTTCGTTTGGCTGCTATCACACCTTTTACATTAAAAGAGGTTGCGAGTGGCGCTAAACAACTATTAGCCTACGGTGTTGAGGCTAGTGCTGTTACTCGTAACCTTGAAATGTTGGGTAATGTTGCCGCCGGTGTTGGCTCTCAATTAAATGAGGTGGTTTATCTTTATGGTACCCTAAAATCTTCTGGCCGAGTTACACAAATGGATATTAACCAATTTGCGGGCCGTGGTATACCTATTTACGAAGAATTGGTAAATGTTCTTAATCAGACCGGTAAAGGCGCTAAGAAAACCACTGAAGATATTCGGGGTATGGTTACCGCCGGTCAAATCGGGTTTCCTCAAATCGAAAAGGCATTTCAGAACATGACAGGTCCGGCCGGTAAGTTCTTTAATTTGATGCAGGAACAAAGTAAATCTTTGACCGGTCAACTTTCAAATTTAGAAGATGCAATCGACCGCGCGTTTAATGATCTTGGAAAAAACAACCAGGGGCTTTTGTCCGGTGCAATAGAGGCGGCTATCGATCTGGTTGATAACTACCAAAAGATTATCGATATAATCCAAATATTGATCATTACTTATGGTGCATATCGTGCCGCTCTTATCATTACCAGTTTAACCACAACCGGCGCTACATTAGCAGAAACCCTGCATTATGGCGCTTTGGTTGCTAAGGATGCTATCTTAAAGCTTGTTACCGCATCAACAGCTACAGCAGCGGCAACAACAGCTTTATATACAGCTGTAATAGGTGCTTTGGCAGCTGTAATTTACGCTTTGGTACAACAACAAAGTGAAGAGGAGATCGTGCAGAATGCCGTTAACCAGGCCAGAAAAGACGGCGCAAAGTCAGCAGAAATAGAGCAGGAAAAAATTAACGCTCTTATTTCTACCATGAAAAGCAGTATATCTACTAAACAGGACCAGATTAATGCTTATAACGAACTTAAAGCAGCCACAAACGGAGCTATAGACAATTTCTCTTTAGAAGAGGTTGCCAGCGGCAAAGCAGATGATGCTTTGGGTAAATATGTGGGTACCATAAGAAACGCTACAATTGCAGAAAGTGAATATGCAGCCTACAAAGGTTTAGAGCAAAAATTAGATGATTTGGCAAAAAAGGGAATTGACGCAATTTCTATGTGGGATAAACTCGCACAATCTATAAAAAACACTTTTGGTTTTGGTGAGCTTTCAGGTAAGGAGTGGTGGGAAGGTTTATTCGATTCGGATAAGGCAGAATCAACCATAACAAAACAGATAGAAAAAACCTATAAAAACGCCCAAAACCAAATTGTAAAACAAAATTCAGCAGTTGCCAAAAAAGTAGCTGATGCAGCAAGGGAACGCAATAGGTTAGATACCGAAAAAAGAAAAGAAAAAAGCTTTAATGATCTTTTGGGCGAAGGCAATGTAATAGGCAACTTTGATAAGTTGTTGAAAATGGCACCCAATAAACCATCTTTAGATAAATTAAAGGAAACGGTTAACGGATTAATGGATGCTTTGTCCCCAGGTGATAAAGCTATATCTGATTATCAAAAAAAGATAGCCCGTGTAGATAAGGTTTTAGAGCAATATTCTGGCACAAAAACCACAAAGGCAGCTACAAAAGCTACCAATGACCGAATTAGGTTTTTAGATGATCTTAGTAAGGTTGAGGCTGCAGCTATTGCGGCGGCTTTAAACCAGAATGAAGAGGCTGTAAAGCAGATAGAGGCTAAATATACAGATTTAAGGAATAAGGCCAATAAGTTGAAATTAGGCGCAAATGTTCTATCCAAAATTGATAGTATCGAGACAAAAGAAAAGGGTACCACTAAATATAAACAGGAAACCACAGCCCTACAGACCGAACTTGAAAAACAAAAACAGCTTTATGCAGATTTTGAGACCGTAAAAAATGAGTTGGGACTTGATACTGCCAAATCTAGATATGAAAAGTTGATCAACTTAGATAAAACCTATGTTAAGGTTTTGCAAGATGAGCAGCAAAAACTTGCTTCTTTACCGGTTGATAGTCTTACAGGCGCACAACAGGAGCGTCTTTTGTTGTTGAACAAATTTTTGTTAGAAGAAAAACGCCTTGTACAACAGACTGAAGATAGTAAGCTATCCGATGCCCTAAAAGCGTCCGATACATTAAAAACAAAAAGAATTAAGATTTTAGATGATTATCTTAAACAAAAATCAATCATTGAAAAAGATGATACCATAAAAGAAAAAGATGAACGCTTAAAGCAGCTTAAAGAGGCTACAGATATGCAATTGGACGCTTTAACAGATGAAGGCAACGCTAGGACTGATCTTTTTAAAAGACTTTCTAGAGAAACCCTTTTATTGACGCGTCAACAGATTGTAGAACAGGTAGCACAGCTAAATAAATTATTAAGTGATATAAAACTTCCACCAGAAGTAAAAAAAGGTATTGAAGATCAGTTAAAAGTATTGAGTGACCGTCTTAATATTGGTGCTGATCAGTCAAATTTAGATGCTCTAAATTCTAGGAGGACCGATGTAATTGCGGCTATTGCCCTTGAAATGAAAAAGGCAAAACCAGAAGTTGAGGCTTTAAATAATGAGCTTAGACAACTTAACGGCGAAATTGCAAAACTTGATTCCAATGGTGATGGAGCTACTAATTTTGCCGATAAACTTGCTGCAAAATTCGAATACCTATCAGGATCCACCGAACAGTTTGCCGCTGGTCTTTCTGGTGATCTTGGACAGGTTGCAGGTGTTTTTTCTGATCTATCGGCCGCGGTCGGTGGTGTAGATACAGAAACCGGATATCTTTTAGATACAATTGGTTCTTTGGTTGGTGTCGCTTCAGATGCCGCCGGCGCGGTTGCCTCTTTTGCTAGTGGTGATATAATCGGTGGTATAGCGAAAACCGTTAAGGCTTTAGCCGGTCTTTTGTCAATAGGCAAAAAGGTTAAGGAAATGAACGCCGCGGCCCGTAAGGTTATACAAGATTATTACGATGCAGCTATAGAAGGTGAAAGGGTTTACCAGGAAAAACTAAAAGAGCGCGAACTTCAGAACATCAGAAACAATAAAACCGCTATTCAGGGCATAAAAGATGAAATTGCCCTTAGAAAAAAGCAAACCGAAGATTACGGAAAAGAAATGTCTGATATAATGGCCAAACTGCAAAAAGAGCAGTACGTGGCAGATTATAAATATACCCATGGTACATGGTTCAGAAAAGCCAAAACAGATCGTGTTATGGGTGATCTTTCGGGCAAAAGTTTTGATGAAATTTCTAAGCTGTTCTATCAGGGAAAATTTGACGACGAAAAAAGCAAAGGTGTTAAAGATTTGGTTGCCCGTTTGATAGAATTGGAACAAAAAGGTTATGACGCTTCTGCAGCACTTGCAGAACTTGCAAAACAAACAGCTGCAATTTTCACGGGTACCAATGTTGATAATTTAACCGATAGCCTAACTAACCTGTTTAAAGAAGGTAAAACCTCTGTTAAGGATTTTACGGAGTTTTTCGAGCAAACAATGGAAGATGCGGCATTAAGTATCTTTAAGAATAGAATTTTAGCCGACCTGATGACTAAATTCTATGATGATTTTGCAAGTAAGGCACAAAGCGGCGAACAGCTTACGCAATCAGAAATAGAGGCTTTGAGGGTTGAGTTTTTCAACATGACAGAAGAGGCTAAAAAGAAATTTGAAGAGCTTAAAGCGATAACAGGTGTAGATTTTACCGTTAAGGTTGACGCTAATACACAAGCTTTAAACGATAAGATTTCAGAGCTTTTCAGGACCGGTATAAATGATGCTAAAAAATTTGGTGACGCTTTCCAGGAAATATTAACCGATAGCGTTTTCAATTCATTTAAGGCAGAGGTTTTCGAAGAGGGATTGAAAGGTTTCTACCAAAAACTAACAGAGTTTCAAAAATCTGATGGGGTTCTTACAAAAGAAGAGATATCACAGCTTCAAGTCGAATATAACGCGTTTATAGAAGATGCAAAATCAAAGTTCAAGATTTTAGAAGAGGCTTCCGGTCTTAACTTTTCTTTTGATGGTGCTAAGATTGACGATAATTTTACAGCTCTTCAGGATAAAATAAAAACACTTTTCGACAACGGTACGGTTGATGCTAAAGACTTTGGTAATACGTTTACAGAAATTATAAATGAGGCTGTACTTAACGGCTTTAAATCAACTGTTTTTGCTGATGGTCTAAAAGACTTTTATAAAAAACTTACCGATGCACAGCAAAAGGGCATTCTTGATAAAACAACTATTTCGGAACTTAAAACAGAGTACGAAAAATTTGTAGAAGAGGCAAAAATAAAATTAAAAGAACTTGAAGAGGCTACAGGTTTAACCCTTTCTGGTTCAATAACAGAAATTGACAGCAGCTTAACATCTTTAGAGGATAGTTTGGTAGCTATATTTCAATCTGGCAATTATGCTGCAGAAGATTTTACAGAGAACTTCTCTAATCTGATGAAAAAATCAATAATGGAAACATTTAAAGCAACTGCTTTACGTGATCAATTGACAAATTTCTATAATCAGTTTAAAGAGCTTTCAACTTCTGGCGGTAGCCTTACAAAAAATGAGATTGAAACCTTAAAACTGCAATATGATCAGATAATAAGAGATAGCCAACAAAAATTCGAAGATTTACAAAAGGTAACCGGTGTTAGTTTCGATGCGCCACAAAACCAGAGCGCATTAGCAAACGGTATTAGCAGAAGTATTACAGAAGAAACGGGAAGTGAGCTTGCCGGACTTTGGAGGGGTATGTATGACGAATACAAAAAACAGGGTGTAAGTGCCAAAAGAATGTTGGATATTGCGTTTGAACAGATCGAACTTATTAGAAAGATCGAGCAGAACACAAGGGCAACCGCCGAAAACACAAACGGAGTTATTGCCCTTTTAACCAACATTTCAAATAATACAAGAACTGGTTCAGCAAGAACTAACAGGGACTTAGGAATAACCCCAATACAATAAAATATGATTTTAGATATTTTTAGAGACAGTAGTTTGTTTGCAAGCGTTGTAATTGGTGATGATACCATTTACAGCGCCTCTGTTATGGGTGAAGATAAGATTTCTGCAAAGTTTTCTACAGATACACCAATAGCATTAGCACAACTGGACTACATTAATTTTAACGGCGAAAAATACCAGATAAACGAATTTTCGGAAATTAAGATTAACCATAAGTATAACTATAGCGTTATTTTTGAGGCCACGCAATACAGCCTTTTAAACAAAAGTTTAACAAACGGCGCTATTGTAGTTACCCAATTAGGTAAACCTTCTGATTTTTTGGCTATGATAGTGGCCAGAATGAACACCCTGGAATCTGGTTGGACCGTTGGAAGTGTTGATGATCTCGACGGTAAAATGTTGGAGATTAAATTTTTTGGAGATAATTGTAAAACAGCGCTTACCCTTGTTTGTGAAAAATTCGGTTTAGAGTTTCGTTTAGTAGGTAAACAGATTTCTCTAGTTAAGAGATATGCAGATGATAACGGACTTTTAACCCTTCAATATGGAATGGGTAAAGGCCTTTATGAAATAACCAGAAAGGTTAAAGGTACATTCTTTACCCGTGTTATTGCTGAAGGTAGCACAAACAATATTCCTGCTGGTTACAGGGGTGGTAAAGACAGGTTAAGTTTTGACCCTGGTTATATTGATATCCCAGACGCCGAACAATACGGAACGCCTGTTGAAATTGGCGTAACTTTCGAAGATATTTTTCCTCAAAGAACTGGTGTTATAAGTTCTGCAACTCTTGTAAATCTTGCCGATACTTCTATAAACTTTAATCTTGCTGATAACTTCATTACTGGCCAAACGCCATATATTGTAATGACTAGCGGCGATCTTATGGGCGAACAGTTTGAAATTATAAAAACAAGCTATAACCATACAGATAAAAGTTTTCAGATAAAACCAAATTATGAGGGTGCATATTCATTTCCCAATAGTACGGTAAATATTAAATCTGGTGATAATTACGTTTTTATTGGCATAAACCTTCCGCAAACATATATTGATGCTGCTGAAGCAGATTTAATAACGGCGGCAACAAACTACGCTGTTGAAAATTCTACATTAGATGTTACTTACGGACTTGATCTTGATGAAAAGTTTGTAAATGATAATAATCTGTATGGTGTTCTTAAATTGGGTAGTTTAATTAATATTGTTAATACTCCAACTGGAATAAACTCTAATATTCGTATCGTTTCTATAACTTACCCTTTAGCTAGACCGGCACTTATTAGTTGTGATATTTCAGATAAGATACAGTACAGCGAAGAGGAAAGCATAAGACGTGTTGTTGTTTCTAATCAAAGAGAAATTGCAATAGCAAAAGATCAGATAAAAGTAGTTGCAAAATATAGCGATTTACGTTTATCAGAGACTTTGGAAATGATTTTTGACCCTTCAGGTAATTATTTCGACCCCATTCACATTAAGCCATTAAGCATTGAAACGGCAATGATAGCAGTAGGTACAAGACCTCAAACGTTTTCATTGAATGTTGTTTTTAGGCCAAACACAATAAGTTCAACAATTTTCGAATGGTATGCAGGCCAGTTAGTTCATTATACGGTAAGCCCAGGAACAACCTACACATGGAACATACCGTATGGACTTGTTACCGGTTTAAACCCAGGAACCGCATATTACATTTACGCAAGGTGTAATAGAGGCAACAATAACGCTATAATAGTTATTGATACTGCTAAAAGATTGGTTGAGAGTGATAGTACTTATTACTATTTTCTTATAGGTACGCTTCATAGTGTTATGGGCGGTGTTAGATGGATTGATCTTAGTTATGGTACAACAGAGATAAACGGAGCTTTTATTCGTACAGGCTCACTTATTTCACAGGACGGAATGACTGTTCTTAACCTTGACACCGGTATTTATCAAGGTAGGATCGAATTTTTAACCTCTGACGGGCTTGCCTATAAGAGTATTAACGTTTTAAATGACGAAGCCCTAAGCGCAAAAGCAAAAACCGATATTCTAAAAGATATGGCTTTTGAAGATGTTGTGCAGCTTGCTAAATTAGGTAATACCATTATTGTTGGTGGTTATATTAAAACATCACTTTTAGATGTTGATTATATCAGGGCAAACTATATCAATGCTACCTACATCAAAGGTTTGGAGGTTGATTTTGTTAGAGGTACCATTGGGGGCAACGAAATAGCTAGTAACGGTATATTAGGTGAAAAATTCAGTATAATAGATGGCGCATTTGAGGCGATAGATGCTACGCTTACAAATATTACCGCTATTGGTGGGACATTTGAAAACATTACCGTTGATGGATTTACCGCTGTTAACGCAACGGTTACGGGTAGTTTTCAAACGGCAACTTCTGGTGAACGTGCGGAAATGAATAGTTCAGGAATTAGGTTTATTGATTCTGGTGGTAATTATGTTGCAATGTCAACTGTTTACGGAAGGTTTGGATTGACGGTTGATGATGGTAGTAATTATACTGTATTATCTACTGGTGGCCTTCAAACTACAGGAGATATAACCGTTACCAATGCAGGGGACTTTAAAATCGGTATGACTTACGATTTACAGTATAAAGATTGGTCAGGCATTAATAGAACAGCAAGATATTGGAGAGGTGTGTTAGTTCAGATTTTTTAATTCGAAAAATTTATATTCAGAAATATAGCCAGAATGTTTTTTAGAGTTTACTGTTAAAACAAAAGGTTTTAATTCTGGGCTGGTGGTTGTTATTTTGATGTATTCTTTTGTTGTTGTTGTTATGGTTTTGTGATCACGAAGCGTATAAAACCTGTCATTTATCTGTATGGTGCAGCTTTCGCATTCTACTTTATAAGTATATTTTTCAGGCTCTATAGCCTCTTTTTTACAGCTTAACAAACCTAGTGCTAAAACTGATAATAATAATGTTTTTTTCATATAACAAATATAGTAATTATTTTGATTAATGCAAATGCTTTTATCAATTATTTATTTTCAACATGAATTAATTACATTTACAATATGAAAAAAGAAAAAACGATTGCAATTAACCTTAGTGATATTAAGGTGGTTGATTTGAACGATAACCCGTTACAGGTTGTTGATTTGGCTAAAAACGTGGGTAATAATCTTTTTGTGGCTTCGCCAACAATAGAGATAAGCGATATCGCACGGCTTTTACATAAAGGTAAAACAGCAACAGTAAATGAAGATCAGATAAACATCATTATTGCTATTATAAAAGGCAAACAGGCGTTTCAACCGATTATACAAATACCAATTATTGAGTACTTAGAAAGTAAGTTAAACGCAATTAAATAATGACGGGTTTTTTCTCGATTAATGATTTAGATATTTTCACTGCTTATGGGTTAATGGCTCAAAAAGGTTTCTATGCGGAACTTTTAAAGATGCCAACCCGTAAAGCTGGTTATACAAGAAATTGGCCGGACCAGAACGGTACCGAGCGCGATCTTAATTATATCGAGTATGAAAACAGATCCTTAGAGCTTAAATTTGGGCTTTACGCGCAAAGCGAGCAGGAATTTTACAGCAAATACAAAGCCTTAAAGACTTTTTTTCTTACAACATTAGAATTTAATCTTAAGGCGCTGCAGATGAACAGGCTTTTTAAGCTGCGTTATAAATCGATGCCTACTTTCGATAAGTTGACGATTATACGCGAAAACAATAAAATTTTTGCTGATATAACCATTGAGCTTCAGGACAATTACCCAAAGAATTTTTGGCGTTTGAACGGTACAGAAATAGCTTTAACGTTTCCATTGCCAACACCTGATGCACCATTGGTATTTGCTGATTTTGATTTTGAGATAAGGGGTTATTATTTGTTTATGAGCAACGAATCGCAAGATACGGGTGCTTTTTCATATCGTTTAGATGGAAATGATGTTTTCAATAATTATGGCCTTGTAGCCGATAAGGGCATGTATAATGAGCTTTTGAAATTTGCAGATGTAAAATCTGAAATGCCATTAAAATTTCAGAGTAGAACTTTAGAACTTCCATTTTTTCTTATTGCCGATAACGAAATAGATTTTTATGCTAAATATTATGCTTTGGCCGGTTTTCTATTTGACAGCAAGTATTTTAAGTTTGATGTTCCTGGTATGAACAGAAGGTTTTTTCTTTGCTACTCTTCAATGAGTTCAATCGAAAAACTTACAGTAATTAGAAACTCAAACAAAATAGTTGCATCGATTAAAATTACTACTTTTGATGATAGCCCAACCATAGATTCTGGACTTAACATGTATGATGGTAGTTTTGATATAAATGATGTTGGAGAGCTTATTTTAACACAATCACCAGAATTTGACAGCGATATAGATTTTTATATTGTAGGTATTAATTTAATTAAGAATTTATTATGAGTTGCGATAATTGCGAAAAATGTAAAAATATATTCATACAAAATATATGTACAACAATAGGTTTTCAGGTGGATGCACAGGTTTTAAATTTTGACGTTGACATAACCCAAAAAGATTTTATATACGAATGTAGGGACGTATTTGTAGGAAATGAATTTTCACAAAAAACAATTGGCAACGGCATGTACATAAATGCGCCTGGTCAACTTGTTATAGAGGGTTTTTTAGAAAACAGAAGCCCTGGCGAAAAATACGCCTTTTTGGTTTGTATAGATCAGGACGGGCCAAGAAAAATATTTGAATGGAAAATAGAAGTTCAACAATAATTTTAGTACAATGGAAATAGCAAACGTAGTAGTAGAAGAGGTTAACCACATCTACAATATAACAACTTCGCCGGCTGTTGTTGGTGTTGATGGTAAAAGCGCCCTTCAGGTTTGGCAGCAAGAAAACCCCGGCGGTACATACGACGATTGGATAATAGCATTAACCCCAAAGCTTTCATTTAGAATAGAGGGCGGCGATTTAATAGTAACAACATTATAAAAATAATATGGCAGAGCAAAATTTAGGGCGTGTATTCGGTTGGAAGGGTTGGACACCGCTATATGCAGAAGTTAGAGACGGTCTAGGTGATGATTATAGAATGGTTTGGAAGTTGGTAGATTTCGTTGATGGTGAAGGACCAAAACCGACTTTACATTTAAATGAGTATTTAACCGAAACAGGAGGCTTTACGCCTAATATTGCTTTGGGTGCAAATTCTAGAGGTCAAAAAGGGCAAACAGGAGATAAGGGTGCTACGGGTGCTACTGGGGTGACTGCTACAACTGTAGAAAACAATAGATTATTGGGAAATACTGCTGGTGTTACAGGTAGTCCACATGCTATTGATGCTGTAGGTTTTACCTTGAAAAATGGTAAACTTATTAACGGACACGGCAATGAATCTACAACAAACGCTAATAGAAACATTATTAGTAACCCCTTGGGTGGTCTATACCTTTCTAATGTTGCAACAACTGGTGCTTTGTTTATTAAGTTGCCTAATTTTTTTGCTTCAAGTGCTGGTTTTGATATAAAAGGTAGCGTATCGATGTTGCAAGATACTGGGCTTATAGGTAATTTTTTGTTTCATATAACCGCCTCTAACTACAGCTCTTCAAGGGGTATGAGCGCCACTATAATTGGCGCAAACGCAGTTAAACACACTGTTAGATGGTATGCTGATGTTGATGCTTTTTACGTTTATATAGGAGAGTTAACTACGGTTTGGCCAGTATATACAACATTTTCTTTATTTAGTGTTACATCTACTTTTTTAAATAACCAAATAGAAAGTGTTATTTCTGGCTGGTCTACTGGAATTGAACAAGTAGCTTTTAAAGGCACTCAATCTAAAATTCAATTAGAGCCTAGACCTCAATTTAACCCTAATCAAATACTTGGAGATTATCAACAAGGTAGTGAAAGCGACACAAGGCTAACAAATGCAATGTCTTTAAATACGGCATTTCAAAATTTACAAGGTCAATTAACATACCAAAGAGATAGTATAGAAGTTAAAAGTTTGAGAAGTACATTCGCGAATGGATGTATCATTAGAACAAGTATTAATTTTGCAACTGTTTCTTTCGAAATTGGTATAAACATTTATGGCGATTCACGCAGTGTTGATGATGGAAGAATTATTATTAATGGGGCTTTAACAGCAACACCAGATTTTTCAAACGTAAGAGCTATTACAACAGGTTTTACGCCATTAATTTCACTTATTAGAGAAAGCAATGGTTTATTATCTATATGGTTTTCTATTCCAGTGACGGCTAGTAGAAGTGTTTCTGCGTATGCTTATCTATATACTGATACTAACGCCAAAAATCTTGTTACAGGTATTGGAAATGTAGTAAAGCCTGTTGATTTAACCTTAGAGGCTACGACAACACCAAGCAGAACATTATCAAACAATGGGTTAGCAACCAATTTAATTCTAGGAAATGGAGCTTATAAACCAATAACAGATTTTTTCACAAAAAATAGTGTTACCAATGTTGCGGCTAGTAAAACTTTAGCTTTAACTGATCAAAATTCAACGCAAGATGTTACGGCTACAGCTACGATAACCGTACCAACAAACGCTACACAGGCCTTTTCTGTTGGTGAGCAAATAAGTGGAATTGTAAGGGCTGGTGTGACTTTGACTATAGCCCCTGTTGGAGGTGTTACAATCCTAAATAAAGGATCTTTAATTATCAATGGTTATTCAACCTTTACACTAGAAAAAATTGGCGGTAATGTTTGGGCGTTAACAGTAATTTAAAAATATTATGAACACTAAATTTATTTTAGAAAAAGAGATCAGCAACGACAAAACTTTTACTGATGTAGAAAGATTTGTGCAGGTATTCATGTTTATTCCAAACGCACTGGAAGAAACATTTGAAATCAGGTACATGATCAGATATATGCTTAATGGTGAAAACGTAAGCGATAGGTTTAGTCAGGTGATGCCTACTTGGGTAATTTCAAATAATGACAGGATGATGAAAAGATCATTGCCAGATTTTGAGCCAATACCTAACCCAGATTTTAACCCTGAAGATGAGTTTCCAAATGAAGAGTTTTTAACAGAGCCAGCATTTGATTATTTAAAGGAATTAGCGGAAATAGTTCCTACACCTGCATTGTTAAGAAATTATATAGCAGAAGAGGACAGGGACGGGAGGTTTGACTAAATGCGTATTATTACAGATTTATTTCACTTTCTACTTTTCGTTGTATGTTTGTTTCTCATCTTTTTATTAACTATCGTAAATTATTTTTATGTTCGTTTCAAATCTAAAGACAAGGGCAAAGGCTATTTTAGAAGTACAGCTGTCAGTTTGGATAAATGGGGTAATGTTGAATTTAGGACACTTTGGAACGAAACACTAATTATTGAGGGCGGCTATAAATTTGGTCATGGCTCTGAAACAATAAGCGGTGTATTAGGTAAAAACCAAAGATCAGGCATGTTAAGCAAAAAAGGTAAGGCTTTGGCTTGGGTGTTAGATAAATGCGAAAAACAGCATTGCTTCAAATCTATTGATGATCTTGTAGGATGGGATTTTGTTTAAACTATTAAAATATTTATTATGTTACCATTTCAGTACAGATTTTTATACGAGATTGGCTTGTTACCCAGAACGGTAACGGCTTTTTTGTCAATTTACGGGACTAAGGAAGTGCCAGGAACAGGCAACAGCTCTATTATTATGAATTGGGCGAAAGTCCTTAAGATAAAAGCTTTTGTTGCCGATTCAATAGCATGGTGCGGCTTGGCAATGGCTTGGATTTTATTACAGGCCGGTTATGGTGAAGCTTTAAAATCGGTAACAAATTACCTTTGGGCCAGAGACTTTCTTAAATTTGGATTAAAAGTTGATATCCCTATGTTAGGTGATGTTCTTGTTTTTGAGAGAGCCGGAGGTTTTGGCCATGTTGGTGTTTATATTGCAGAAGATGATTTATGTTACCATGTTGGTGGTGGAAATCAGTCTGATAACGTAAATATTATCAGAATAGAGAAAAAAAGGCTTTTGGGGGCCAGAAGATACCCGTTTAAAAATGCTTTGGCAGCTTCAGTAAAAAGATATTTTGTTGATGCCAAAGGTGTAATTTCTACAAACGAAGCTTAAAATATATGTCTGAAAATTTAGAGAGTAAAGGTAATTTTGTAGAAAAAGGAGTAAAATCTTTTGGTGAGTTGGTGGGTTTGTTCGACAGTAAGCCCAGGGCCTTTGCTACGGTTGGCATGATCATTATTATATTATATCTTTGGGTAGCGAACGATAACAAAAATGATCGTCTTTTAGAGCAGGAAGAGAGGCACAAAAACGAAATGATAGCAGAAGTTAGAAAACAGATCAAACCTTTAAGGGATGATTTAACTAAAAAATCTGATAGTACAAAAGCGGTTGTAGATAGTACCAGATCAGAGCTTGCACCTGTTATAAAATCAATTAAGGAGACTGTGAAAAAAATTAACGGAAAAAATTAAAATGAGAAAATTATTTATCATACCGGCTGTATTATTGGTTGTTACAGCGTTTCAGCCAATGAAAAGTAAAACTTTCGAGATTTACACAAAAAAACCCAATGTTATTTCTAAACATGACACCATTAATATTGTTAATGATGTAAAGGATTTAGACAGCGCACTAACGGATTTAAACAGGCAGTTATGAGAAAATTAATACTATTACTTTTAATATCGGTCACGTTAAGTAGTTGTGGGCTTTTTAAGCGTGTTTTTAGCTCTACAGAACGAGTTAAAAGATCAGAAACAACCAAAGTAACCGAAAAAACAGATAGCTCTTCTGTAAAGACTGATAACACTGTTATTGTTGAGACTGAAAAAGCGGACACTTCCAGAGAAACCCCAAAAACAGATATTACAACAACAAAAAAAACTGATCTTAAAGATTTGGTTAATGGTTTAACTGTAATAGATACCGGTTTGGTCACTATAAAGCAAAAATATGACACCCTTTCGAAAACCTTAAAAACAGAAATTACCATCAAGCCGCAAAAGCTAGATTTTAAGGTAGATAAGACCAAAACAACCTACACCAATAAAAAGGAAGAGACAAACAAAAAAACACAGCAAGAAAAAAAGGCTGTTATCATTGATGACAAAAAAATAAAGACAAAAGAAAAAGAACCTGCAAAAATGGGAATTTGGTTTTTGGCATTAGTATTTATTGTTGTGGTCATTGCCGCTTCTGCATATTTCTGGTTTAGAAAATCTAAGAGGCCGCTTTAAAGCTTATGCCGTTAATCTTGCAATGGCACTTCATGAAGTAATCTATATTTATATCGTTCTGTATAAAATTTTCAGGGTTTTTATAAACCTTTTCAGCATACTCTGTAAAAGCAATCTTAAACCTATCGTTTAGGATTTTTTCGTTACTATCTATATAGGTACACGCCAAATAAAGCATTTCGCTTAAGGATCCACAATTCTTTTTATATAAATTTCTATGTGTAAGCACAAAATATTTGCCCTGCACATATTTTTTTATCTTGTATTCTGGAAGTCCAAAAAGCCCAAACCTTAAACTTATTATAAAATTTTTGTACTGATGGTGATCGTAACCCTTCATATATGAAACCATAATTTTAAAATTTGAAAGCGTAAATGTATTTACAATTATTGATATATGCAAATGTATTATTCAATATAAATAATTTTGAACATTTTGATTTATATATTTGCATAAACTAAATTTATATTTAGCTTTGTGGAGTTCAATTTAAACATAAAGCAGTATGAATACAAAAGAATTAACAGTTGTAAAACTGGTTGATCTGGAAATCAACAACTTTAAAGGTATAAAGCATTTCGAGCTTAAAAACCTAAATCCCGATGTTACCGATATATTCGGTGCAAACGAAAGCGGAAAGACTACTATTTTTGATGCGTGGGCCTGGTTGCTAACTGGCAAAAACTCTTCTGATAAAGAAGATTTTAACATTAAAAACACGGTTGATATTTCATTAAATAGGTTGCCTCATGATGTTGCCGCAACTATAACCGTTAACGATTCGCCGGTAAAACTCCGTAAATTTCTGGTTGAAAATTGGGTAAGGCCAAGAGGCCAAACGGAAGATGTTTACAAAGGTAACATTACCAATTATGAGGTTAACGGCGTTGCTGTACAGGCAAACTATTACGTAAAGTATATTTCTGATTTTTTGGGTGAGGGTTATATTAAAATGTTGACAAACCCACATTATTTTAATAAACTTAAATGGAGTGATCAAAGAAATGTTCTTTTCGAAATGGCCGGTAATATTTCTGATAAGGATATAGCAGCTATAAACCCTAATTTCACAAGCCTTTACAATTCTTTGGAAAACAGAAGTATTGAGGTATACAAAAAGGAGATAGCGGCCAAAAAGAAACCTATTAAAGAAAACCTCGAAAAAATACCAACACGTATCGAAGAGGTAAAACTTAATATGCCTGAAGAGGTGGATTACACAGCTTTTGAAAAACAGATTGAAGAGAAAGACCTTAAAATAAAGGATCTTGAAAATGAGATCAGGGAAAAATCTTCTGCATTCAATACCGAAAACACAAAAGCCAACGAACGCCAAAAAAAGGTTAACAATATAACCAGCGAAATTTCTACAATTCAGTTTGATATCAGGACGGAACACACCTCAAAGGTTAACGCTTATCAAACTTCTTTAAACGTGCTTAAAAACAATGTTATTAAGATTGAAAGTGATATTTCTAGTAAAAAGAACCTTATATCTTCAAAAGAGCAGGTTATAGAAAACCTTAACACATATAAGAAACAAACTTTAGATAATTGGCACAAAATTAATGGTGATCATTTAATTATAGACAACGATGAGTTTGTTTGCCCTTCATGTAAAAGAGAGTTTGAAACCGACGATATCGAGGCGAAAAAAACCGAACTTTCAACTAATTTCAACAATTCTAAGATTAAAAAACTAAATGACCTTAGTAATACCGGTAAAAAATATGTTTCTGATATCAATGCCGAAACTTTGTTATTGGATAACATTAAAAAAGCACTTGAAACTTTAAATAAAGAGCTGTTAGCAGCTAGAAAAGAATTAGAAGAGGCTTTGTCTAAACCAAAAACAGAAAAGTCTTTAGATGAGCTTTATTCTGAAAGTGGAAACCTACAGGCTAAATTAACAGAACTTGAATCGGCAAAAGCAGAAATAGTAGCTATTGAAAAATTAGATGTTTCTGAATTAAACTCACAAATATCTGCATTAAGAACAGAAATTAATGAGCTTAACAAAAAAACAGCCCTAAAAGGTGAAAGAGAAAAAGCATTAAAACGTGTTCAGGAGTTGGAAGCCCAGCAGAAAACTTTAAGCCAAGAGATTGCTGATCTTGAAAAGATAGAGTTTACAATCGATGCTTTTAATAAATCTAAAGTTGAAGAGACCGAAAAACGTATCAACGGCATGTTTAAAAGTGTAACTTTCAAAATGTACGATTATACAGTAGATGGAAGCCCTATTGAAACTTGCCAAACACTTTATAAGGGCGTTCCGTACAGTGACCTTAATACAGCTGCCAAAATTTGGGCCGGCATCGATATTATTAACGCGCTTAGTGATTTTTACGGTGTTAAGGCTCCTATCTTTTTGGATAATAGAGAAAGTACAACAGAAATACCAGATACCGAATCGCAGATCATAAACCTTATTGTTTCACCTTCTGATTACAAAGGATTAAGGGTTGTTTAGTTATTGATAATAATAATTGCAATATTCAATTTTTAGTTTAAATTTGTAAGTATAATAAATATTTAATATGTCAACAGAAAATCAGGCCGCACAAACGCCGGCAGTTAAAAAATTCCAAGAAAATACAGTTGATCAGGTTCTAAGAAAAGTTACTGCATTCGTAACTACAGGCGATCTGGTTCTGCCTCCAAACTACATCGCAGAAAACGCGGTACGCTCTGCATGGCTTGTTTTGCAAGAAACGGTAGATGCAAATAAGAAACCTGCTTTAGATGTTTGTACTATGGAAAGTGTCGCTAATGCGCTTTTAGAAATGGTTACCAAAGGTTTGAGCGTCGTTAAAAACCAATGCTATTTTGTTGTTTATGGAAATAAGCTTGTTTTAGAAGATGGTTATTTGGGTAAGATCACCCAGGCAAAAAGGGATGCAGGTGTAAAAGAGGTTAACCCCGTTACAATTTATGCAGATGATGTATTTGAATACGAGGTTGATGTAGAAACGGGCCGTAAAAAAGTTATTAAGCATGAGCAAAAGCTACAAAACATACAGCCAGATAAAATAGTAGGTGCGTACGCTATTGTTAATTATGTAGACGGCTCTAAAGATGTCGAGATTATGACAATGCAGCAGATACGCCAATCGTGGCAACAGGGCGGCTCTAAAGGCAACTCTCCTGCACACAGAAACTTTCCTGATCAAATGGCCGAAAAAACGGTTATCAATCGCTCATTAAAAATTGAGGTTGGAAGTTCTGATGATAGTGCAACAATTCCAAACCAGATTGAAAAAACAATACAGGAAAACGCCAACACAACACCTTTGGGTTTTTCTAACCCACCATCAACACCGGCCAAAGAACCTATTGAAGAGGCGCAGATAGTAAAAGAAGATCCTATTTCAGAACCTCAAAAATCAGCACTTCAGCCAAACGAGCTTTTTGATAAAAACGCCGCTCCAACTTTGGACGGACCAGGATTCGCTTAACTTGCTGTTAACGGTATTGGATAGCGGAAGCCAGGGCAACTGCTATCTATTTGAGGCAAAAGAAGAAACCTTAATCATTGAGTTGGGTATAAATTTTAAGAACACCCTAAAAGGGCTTAATTTTGATCTAACAAAAGTCGTTGGCGCTCTGGTATCTCACGAACACCAGGACCATTGCAAAGGCGTTAAGGATGCTTTGAAAATGGGTGTCGATGTTTATATGAGCAAAGGCACCCATAAAGGTTTGAATAATTACGAAACCAGAAACAACAGAAGAGAGATAGAAAGTAATTTGATCAAATATATTTCGCATGGCAAAGAGTTTAGTTTGGGTAAATTTCGAATTATGCCTTTTAACGTAAAACATGATGTAATAGAACCTTTGGGGTTTTTGATCAACCATCCCGATTCTGGTACAACTATGTTTATTACAGATAGCTACTATTGTGAGTATAAATTTGAAAACCTTGATAATATAATTATTGAGGCAAATTATTCTGATGAAATAATAGAGCAGCATGTTTTTAACGGAAAACTGCCAAGTTACAGGTATGATAGAACTATTACCTCTCACATGAGCTTAAAAACATGTAAAATGTTTCTTGCCGCAAACGATCTTAAGCGCTGCAGAAATATTTTATTAATACATTTGAGCGATTCAAATAGCAACGCTGTACAGTTTCAAAAAGAAGTGGCAGAATGTACGGGCAAAAACGTTGTTATAGCATCAAAAGGAATATCAGTAAGTTTTGGACACCCTTTTTAAATTCAATACAATGACAAAGAAAACAATTAACGGTATAGTTTATATCATACCAGAAAACCTATCTACTTTTGATATAAAAATTAGAGAATCATCAAATGTGGCATTTTTTGGCTTCAATGAAGCTAAACAGCTTTTTGTACAGTTCAAGAGCAAAGCAAGCTATATTTATGAAGATTTAACAGATGATCATATAGCTATGGTAAATGATGAAAACGAAAGTATAGGTAAATTCGTTGCCAACATTCTAACTAAAAATTACCATGGCAGAAGAGTGTTAGATTTTATTACCATGGGTAACCCTACTGTTTTGGTTAAAGATGATTTTTACGGACCAAAGAAAAACCTATTAGCTAAAAAACATCAAGAATTAGAAGTAGTTGGAAGATCAGGCGAAAATCTTATAGTAGTTGATAAGTCTGGTAATACTTTCGGTATTGCAGAAAACCAGACAATGAAGCGCAAGTAATTAATTTTTTAAACAATAATTATAGTAAAATGAAACAATTTATCGGAACGGGTCGAGAAACCCCTAAAGAAATTTTAGAAATTCTGCAAGCCAATGCTGATGATACCGGCGAAGAGAATTTTGTAAGGCCTTATGCTGATGACCAGATGAAAAAGGTTGAGCAGGAATTTTTATCAGGTCAAAAGGAGTTTAAAAAGCTTCAGAACAAAATAAACAAGCTCAAAAAAGAGTATTCAGGTAGAATGAAACCCTTGAAGGAAAATAACGATCAGTTATTGACCAATATTGAGCTTAAAGGCGAAATGGTATTGGAAGAGGTTTTTTATTTTACTGATTTTGCAGAAGGAAAAGTGGGTACCTATGATAATAGGGGCAATCTTATTTCTGAACGTGCTGCTTTACCATCGGAGCTTAAAAAAAGTGCTAACATTTTCCAGATGTCACCACCAGCAGAAGAGAAGTTTTTCAACCCTAATAAGTTTATCGAAAGTGCAGCAAATGGTACGGAAGATACCGAAAGCTTTAGGGTTATCGATAACGACGACGAACAGCCAATTTAATTTTTAACTTTACAATTTTATAACAATGGAAAAAGACCAAGAAAAAGAAATCGCAGAAACTAAGATTTTAAAAGAAGTTTCAAAAGGTATAGCTAGAGAGTTTTTTGATCCAGAAAACCAAGCTAAAGAACATGTTTTGGTTATTAGGCATGACCAGCCAAAGCAGGAATTGGAGCTTAGAGAGCGAAAGCACTTTACCGCAACAGGTGTAATAGATACGGTTACACGTTATCTTGAAAAAAGAGCGCATTTAATCGATCATTTCAATACTACTGTTTTTGTAGATAGAGATAAAATGACCATTGGAATGCAATCTAACGAAACCGATCATTGGGGCGATAAAATAACAGGTTCGCTAGAAGTTCACCCAGATTTTAGAAAGTTTAAAATTAATACAGGTGTCCAAATGAGTACTTTGGCGTGGGGTGATTTTTTCAGGATGCACCGTGCATTTTTTGTTTCTGCAGAAGTTAACATGAGTTTGGTTGCTATTCTAAAGAAATTCGAGGGTAAGATAGATACAACCGTAGCAGAACAGCAGGAGAATAACGGTAACCGTAAAAACCTTAGAGAACTCGTTGTTTCACATAATATACCAGCTGCTTTTCAATTGAAAATAGGCTTGTTCAAAGGTTTGGAACCAAAGCTTGTTGAGGTTGAGACAAAAATAGTTGTTGGTCCAAGTGGTGAAATTCTTTGTTCATTGGAAAGTCCAGAGGCACAAGAGATCATAGAGCGTTACAAAAACGATATATTTGATCAAGAGATAGGATTAATTAATAAATTAGCGCCAAACATTTTAATTATTGAGCAATAATTAGCTAAATTCGAGCAATAAACACTAGAAAGGGGTGTAAAAGCCCCTTTTTTATTTATAAAGCAAACATGGCATTAAGAAACCAACCCTATCTACCTTTATTTGTACAGGACTTTCTTACAGATGAAAAACTAATGGAATGCTCCGCATCTTCAGTTGGTGTCTACATAAAATTATTGTGCATTCTGCACAAACAAAACGATTACGGCGCGATGTCCCTTAAGGACCGAGACAGAAAGTCTGAAAACATTCTTAACGATTTTGCAGTTAAAATTGCCAAGTTTTTACCATGGAATGATGATGTTGTTTTTATAGCACTTGATGAGCTTGTAGCTGAAAATGTACTTACTATTGATGGTGATAGGTTGCTGCAAAAAAGAATGCACAAAGACGGCGCTATTAGCGATGCCAGGAGTAAAGCAGGTAAAAAAGGTGGTGATATGTCCAAGCTAAAAAAAGAATGCCTAGACGGCGAAGATTTACCAGAAGATAAAGAGGTTGTAACTGATGCAGATCAGGATGAATATGTTAATGCGCTTGTAGAACATTATGGTTTTAGTGAAATGAAATACATAAACCAACAAAGATCAATTTTCAATTTTGTAAAACTTCTTAGATTTAACGGTCAACTTTCACATTTTGCCGATCAGTTCAAAAACTACCATTTATACAAAGAAGCTTCAAAAGAGCAAAAACACAGCTTTAAGTCATTTATTGGCACTTCAGCAGAAAAGTTTCAGGATGGTCTTTGGAA